GTCAAGTGCAGATGTAGTAGCACCAACAGAACCAGTAACCCAAGTTTTCATTTTTCTGTTATCAGTTTGTGAAGCTCTGTATCTAACGTGTAAGAAAGGTCTTTTAAGATTTTTTCCTAAAGCTTGATCATAAACTGAAGATACACCAGCTGGAATAACAACCCCTCTAATAGCTGCAGATCCTGCAACACGGTTGATTTCACCTCTTGTAGCTTTGTCGTTTAAGTATCTCATGTCAGACTTGTAGAAGTCATAAGAACCTCTTCTGAAACCAGAGAAACCTAAGTTTAATGCCATGTCTTCAGAGTTATCGAATACTCCATAAGAAGTACCACCAGATCCGTAAGAATTCATAGAAGCTAACATATCATCAATAGCTAACGAAGTAGCTCTGTTTACAAACATCATGTTTTCTTCAATAGCACCTTGCTTATCAAACTCAGCTAAGATAGCGTCAAATTCAGCTAAATCAGTAGCAGCGTTAACACCAGTAACACCAGAAGTAACATTACCTCTAGACTCAATAGCAGCGAATAAACCTTCAGTACCAGAACCACCAGCACCAGTATCAGTACTATCACGAACAATACTTCCGTTGAAACCAACGATAGATGCAGCTGCAGTTTTCTCAGCTTCTAACATGCTCATTTCTAAGTAATCAGTAAATCTAGCTCTAGTATCACCTTCAGCTTTTAAGTACCATAAGTAACCGTTTTGACCTTCTTCACCAGAAACTTCAACCCAACCAATTTGAGATGCATCAGATCCAGAGATCTCATAGTAATCTTTCATTATGATTGGTTTGTTGCTGTAAGATTTGAAAGTTGGCGTTAAAGCTGTTCTTTTAGTAGCTTCAGCAGCTCCAGTAATATCAGCGTAAGCAGCTCCTTTACCATACTCAGAACCTACAACTAATAATACAGATCCACTAGCAGTTGTTGCGTGACCAGTTAAATCAGCTTTGTCATAAGGCTCAACTGTAATAACAGCTGTAGCTGGAGTTTCTACTACTAAACATTTAGTAACTATACCAGCTGTTGCTATAAGTACAATGTCATTTACTCTAACACCGTGAGATGCTACAGCAAATCCATTTTCACCATCAGCAGAACCATCGATATCAGTTACAACTGTAAAAGTACCGTTAGTATCACCCGTTGTAGCTACAGTACCTACGTAAGATAAATGTAATCTTCCTTGTTCAGACCATACTACTTGATCAGCAGTCATAGACTCTTCAGCTCCTACTTGTGAAAGAAATCCTGAAATAGTTCTGTTTCCAAAAACCTCAGCTTCTTTCTCCATAAGATCTGGTAAATATTGTTGCTCCCATCCAGTTGAACCTCCTGCGAAGTCAATGTAATTTGAGCTTAACGTTTGTTGTTGAGGTGAAGGCACCTTGTTCAACAACGACCCATTTGTAATTGCCATAATTTTTTAATTTTTAATTTTTAAATTTATTGTTTTTAATTTTAAACTTAAAATCAGAAGAATTATCACCTAACACTTTAAATTTCATTCCGCTTGTTTCAATTTTACCATGACTTTGTCTTGGGTTCATATCTACATTTTTAGCATTAGCCACACTATTTTTCATAGCATCAGCCTTGCCTTGTTCATAAAAGTGTTTTGCAACAGCGTCTGCATTCATCGCTGTATATAGAGATTTGTGATAACCCTTAGCATCTGATAATGTATTATTTTTATCTAAAAACTTTTTAGTAAAATTATTTATATCGCTCTGAGTGTTCTTAACCTCTTCAGCATTGTTTACATTAAACCTGTATTTTTTATCACCGACGTTATATTCAAAACCTTTGAACTTGTCGTTAAAAACATTATCTGTTTTTTGCGTAAAAATATCAGAGTTCTTTTTAACTGTTTTTTGAGTTGCTTCTGACTCTTTGTTATACCTATTAAAGAAATCAACTGCTTTTTGTTGCTCATTAGTGAGCTTACTTCCAGCTTTGATGTCTTCATAGTATTTGGACTTTTGCCCGTCCAGGTGGCTTTTAGCGTTCGCAACTTGCTCTTTTAACGCTAATTTTTTTCTTCTTATATCTATCTCCTCATCTTCTTCTTCATCCCAAGAAAATTTATCTTCTAACATGAAGTTTATTTCTTCTGAGTTTAAATGAGGTTTTGTTTGTTTGTAGTACTCGTAAAGTAAATCTGAATCTTCTAGTTTACTGTAATCTTGATTAAGCTTTACGTAGTCATTTAAATCTCCTCCAGTCTCTTTCATAAAGTCCATTAACTTTTGGATATTCTCTGGTAATGGTTCACCTGTAGCTTCAGCTTCTGCTACAGCTTCTTCTATCTGCTCTTCAACCTCAGCAACTTCTTCTTCTGTAGAATCTTCAGTTATTTCTTCTAATGCTGGAGCTTCTTGTGCTTCTGCTTCCGGTTGTACTTCTTCTTGTTCTTGTGTGGGCTCGGCATCTTCAGACTCTGCAACCACTCCGCTGTCGTCAGCGTTATCTTCTTTAATTTCATTTTCTTCTTTTGGTGTTGGTGGTTTACTTAAATCTACTTTTATCACACTGTCATCTTCAGCAGATTCAAATTTACTTTTATCAACTTTCACCACGTTTTCGTCACCTGGATCACCTTGATTGTTTTTCGGTGTAATCTCTTCGACTACGTTTTCTTTTTCTTCTTCCATAATATAATATAATAATAATTAATAAACTTATCTAGGGTCAAACGAACCTAAATCAAATCCTCCACCTAGTATATCATTACCTGCGGACTCAAAGTTTTTAGGTGGTTTTCCACTATTTCTTTGGTCAATCATTTCTGATTGTTGTGTAGCTTGTATTTTTGTTCTTTCGTCTTTACGATCTTCTTTTTCTTTTTCCCTGCTTTTCATACCATCAACCTCAACTCCTTTAAGTTGCATGTTATATTGAAACTCTAAGGCCATTAGCTCTTTTTTATGCAATACTTCTTGTTGCATTTTTTGAGCTTCAATTTGAGCTTTCATTTGCTCTAATTGCGCTTGACCTTGTGCTAACGCTTGTTCTTTTTGTAATTCAACTTGAGCGGCAGCTTGAGCAGCTTGAGTATTAGCTTGAGCTTGCATTTGAATATTTTGTTGTTGAATAGCTTGGTCTTTTTCGCCTTTCTTTTTTCTACGTATTTTAAGAAGTTGATTAGCCATTTTAATATTCTTAATATCTCTAAGGTCTATAGCATCTTCAAGTTCTATACTTTTTTGTTGTAAAGCCATTTGAATATTATTTTCTAAAATAGCTTTCTCTTCTTCGTCAGGCATTAAATCAATAAATATACCAAAATCATATAAATGTAAACTTTGCATCTCTTCAAGAGTTGCAACGTTATGAACTCCTATTGCTTGTATAAAAGCATCTTTAGTTGGAGAGTACTCTATAATATCAGATATTCTTAATGATAAACACTCTGCTGTTTCAGCTGTTAAATACAAACCAGCTTGTAGTATATGTCTAGTTGCTGTATTACTATTTGCAGCTGCTAATTTTTGAACACCTACTAAAGCGTTTTTATCTGGCATACTACCATCTCTAGCTTCATTAAGCCCGGTCACATCTCTTATCATTTGTAAATAGTAATTGTAATTACCAATAAGAGCTTGCATTTTATTACCACCAGAACCTGATGTAATTTCTTGAATAGGTACTTTACCTGGATTCATGTCGCCTTCTGACGTAAAACTTCTTCCTATTACGGATCCAGTTTGGAAGAACATGTTTAAAGCTTCTTGTGGATTATAGTTTGTTCCATTACCTAAATCAACTTCAGCTAAACCATCAGCGTCTAAATAAACACCGTCTGGTACCATTCTAGCCATAACTTGTTGTAACTTCAAGTGTGTCAACTGAATCATGTCAGCAAAACCAGTTATACGTTTTACTAGTGAGTCTATTTTACCGTTGTACATTCTAGGTGCAACTATAGCGTAATTCATTTTTACTTTAGTGAAATCACTTTTAGGTCTCATCATATTTCTTGACATTTCCCATCTAAGTAATTTATCAGTACCTAATATCATTGCTCCATCATAAAGACACTCAATAGATCTTAGCATTCTAGTATAACCACCTTCTTTATCTTGTGGTGGATTAAACGAATCATCTTTAGGTATTATCTTATCAGCACCAGTTGCGGTTTCTTTTACTTTGTAAACCTCATTCATGTAGGTCTTGTAATTAAAGTATAAAACCTGAATAGTATTATTATCTTCTTTATCTTCGCTATGTCTAGAATTATAGTTTGATCTGTTGTAAGATTTATTCTTCATTATATCTTCAAGATCACTTTCTGTTAAATGTGGAAATTGTTTTGCTAATTCATTAACAGGTATAGTTTTTGCTTCACCAACATAATATATATCATCAAAATATGGAGACTCAGTATAAGAGTATACTAAGTTTGCAGGATCAACATAATCTATAACAACACCTTCAGATGTGTTGAACGAAGTTTTAACAGCACCTATACCTAAAACTGTTAAATCGTAATAGAATTGCTTTTTAATAAGTTCGTACTTATTGCCTTCAAATAAGGTATTTATAGCTTGTTCTTCAGCTATTTCAACAGACTGCTTGTATGTTAGCTGCATGTGAAGCTCTAGCTCTTCAATAGTTTCTGGTAATTTTTCAATATCATTTTCAGCAGTTGATATACCAAAGTTTTCTTTTGCAAAAGCGTCTAATTCTTTAGTACGCATGTCAGCCAATATAGACTCCATGTAATCTGTACGTTTTGCTACACCATATGGATCTTGAGAGTACGCTTTTACATCGTAAGTTCTTTCAGCAATACCGTTAACAACTATATCTACAAACTTAGATATAATAGGTACAGGCTTCCAGTCTAAATTAAGATACGACAAATCACCGTTTATAGACAACTCATCCTTATATTTTTGTATTGATTGCTCGCCTCTAGCGTACAACCTTAAACTATGAAAATCATTTTGATTAGTTCTATATCTATTAGAACCTCTGTCGTTATTAAACCACTCTTGCTCTATTGCCTTACCTACTTTCAAACCATAGTCGTAGCTTAGCTTTTCAGCATCGCTAACTGTTTGACTCGGGAAATAACTTCTAATGCCAGACTCTGCCATATTTATTATTTGATTATTTGTGAATTAGTTCCAGTATTACTATACTTGGAAATGTTTATGTTTAATGGTTGTTTTTCAACCTTTGCATTTGGTGCGTATAAATGTCTATTGTTAGCCATTATAGCCAAACCAGAACTTATTGACGCATCAAACTTTGTTCTTTTATTTATATCAAATTTACTCCAATCGTTTAGTAAATCATTAAAATATAAATCTCCAAACGTTCCATCTTGCCTCATACCTACGTGATCTTGTATATACATCTCAATCGCAGCAGCATGTGCTTGTTTTATATCCTCGCTAGAGTTAGGTATACCACCTACTTCTTTTTCTGCAACGGACAACTTGTTCCAAATTTTGTCCGGCCTATTCATACTAAACCCTCTAT